ACCAGATAAAGACCGCATCGTTTCTAACACTAAACAAAAAGGCTTTTTGCTTTAACGAACAAGGCACGGGCAAGACTGCCTCTTGCATTTGGGCGGCTGACTACCTGATGAACATAGGAGTTATCAAGCGAGTGCTTGTGATCTGCCCGCTGTCGATTATGGATTCTGCGTGGCGTGCTGATTTGTTTAGTTTTGCCATGCACCGCACCGTTGATATTGCCTACGGCACACCGAAGAAACGCAAAAAGATTATTGAGGGTGACGCTGAATTTGTCATCATCAACTACGATGGCGTTGAGATTGTGCAGAAAGAATTGCAAGAGGCAGACTTTGACTTAATTATTGTTGACGAGGCTAACGCCTACAAAAACAACTCCACACGCAGATGGAAATGCTTGTGGAATCTGGTGATGCCAAAGACTTGGTTGTGGATGCTGACCGGAACTCCGGCGGCACAGTCCCCCGAAGATGCGTTTGGCCTAGCGAAGTTGGTTTGCCCTGAGCGTGTGCCTAAGTTTAGGGGCGCATGGAAAGATCAGGTAATGATCAAAGTCTCACAGTTTAGTTGGATACCCCGCAAAAACGCAGTCCAGTTAGTGCATGCAGCCCTGCAGCCAGCCATTCGGTTCACAAAAGATCAGTGCTTAGACCTGCCTGAGATGACATACGTGACACGGCTTATCCCACTAACGCCTCAACAGTCGCACTACTACAAGAAGATTAAAGACGACATGCTGGTCTACACGGCTGATGAACAAATCACCGCAGTCAATGCAGCCACCGTCATGAATAAACTCCTTCAGTTGTCATGCGGCGTGGTCTATTCGGATAGTGGCGAGGCAATTGCTTTTGATGGCAAAAACCGGCTGGACGTAATGCTTGAGGTTATTAGGGAAACTACCAATAAGGTTCTTATCTTTGTCCCGTTTCGGCACGCCATCGAGGTGGTATCGGAAACCCTAACTAAGAACGGGATCAGCAACGAGATTGTTTCCGGGGCGGTCAGTGCCACCAAGCGTGCTGACATCTTTAGGAAGTTCCAGCAAGAAAAAGACCCCCGGGTGCTGGTCATACAACCCCAAGCAGTGGCTCACGGAGTGACCCTGACTGCCGCAGATACCGTCATTTGGTTCGGCCCAACCTTGAGCCTAGAAACCTATCTACAAGCCAATGCACGGGTTCATAGGCAGGGACAGGCTAATAAAACCACGGTGGTTCACCTGCAAGGTTCGGCGGTAGAGGCCAAGGTTTATAACGCACTGCGGCGAAAAGAAGATGTCCATTCAAAAGTTGTGGAACTTTTTTACAGTGAAGTTGACAAAGTAAACAACAAGACTGAAAATGGAGCCACACATGGATAACATCCCAGCCGACAAACTCGCCAAGGTCTACCTCAAGATGAGGGACAAACTGGAAGAGATGCGTCACGAGTATGAAACCCGAGAGGCAGAACTCAAAGCAGACATGGAGAAGGTCGAGAAAGCCATGCTGGAGATCTGCAAAGCCACGGGTGCAGACAGTATCAAGACCCCGTTTGGCACGATTATTAAGGCGGTCAAGACCCGCTACTGGACTAACGATTGGGAGTCCATGTATCAGTTTATTCGGGATCACAACATACCTGACCTGCTTGAGCGGCGTATCCATCAAACCAACATGAAGACTTGGATTGAAGATAATCCCGGCCTTCTGCCACAGGGGCTTAACAATGAGTCCCGTTATTCAGCAACCGTAAGGAGAAGCAAATGAGCGGAGAAATGACGCTTTTTAAGGGCAATCTGCCTGAGTACCTGAAGAACCGTAGCCTCTCGGCTACAACCCGTGCGCTTATGGGTACATCCCAAAACAAGCGTATCTCCATCCGTGGCGGCGTGTTCCGCATGATGGTCGGTGGTCAAGAGACCGCCAAGTCTGACGAGCGGACTATGCAAGTTGTTATCGTTGCTGCCGCCGAGCACGTTAGCCGTACCTATTACGCAGGCCAGTATGAGGAGGGCGAGCAGGCTCCCCCCGCTTGTTGGTCGGCTGATGGCGTGCGCCCTGATGCCAGCCTCAAAGAGCCACAGGCTCAAACCTGTGCTAACTGCCCGCAAAACATCGCAGGGTCTGGTCAGGGTGATTCACGGGCTTGCCGTTTCTCTCGCCGCCTTGCAGTTGTCTTGGCTAACGATATGAACGGTGATGTGTTCCAATTGGTGCTGCCGTCTAAATCAATCTTCGGTAAGGTTGAAAACAACAAGATGCCTCTTGAAGCCTACGTGAAGTATCTGGCTGCACATGGCGTCAACGTAGAAGATGTTGTTACCGAGATGCGTTTTGATACCGACAGCGCAACACCCAAACTTACTTTCTCTCCAATTCGTCCTTTGGAAGAGCATGAGCACAACATCTGCTCACTGAAGGCACAAACCCAAGAAGCCAAGAACGCAATCACTATGACCGTAGCGCAGAATGACGGTGTAGTAGAGAAGCGCCTTGCTGCCCCCAAACCTGCTGCCAAGCAAGAGGCAGTTGAAGAACCAACAAAACGACCCACCAAGAAACAAGAAGAAGCACCTGCCAAAGATGTAACGGCTCTTGTTGACGAGTGGGACGACTAAGTTCCTACCCCTAGGAACGCCATCCATTAGGCGCGGCTCAACTCGCGTCGGGCGAGGTTAGTGGATCCCGACACCTTTCTTTATTGGGGACATGCCGTGGTTGGTTACACTTTAGCGATAATAAAAAAGAATGCGGAAGCCGATCAGTCAAAGATTGGCGTGCAGTTAGGCCGCATCTGCATAGAGAAGAACGTACCTGTTTACACAGTGGCGAGTTACTTTGGAATGACTCGGGCTGGTATTTACTATTGGTTCTGCGGTGAACGAGAACCTAGAAAAGTCAATGCAAAAGAGATAGAAGAGTTTATTAAAACACTAGCCGAGTGAGTAAATGCAAGAATTTTTAAGAGCCATTCTTGCTGGGGAAGGACATTATTGCATTACAGGGCTAAAGAAAAACGATGCCCATCCTGCAATACAGTCGTTTTTTAGCAAACTAGAAGATACAGACCAAGCCATCAAGGCGTTTCTCGCAGAGCGAAGAGACGTTTACTTTGCGCTTGCGACCTTCAAAGACCCTGACGCACCCAAGCCACGAGCACAAGAAAACGTAGTTCGTATAAAGTCGTTATGGGTTGACCTAGATTGTGGCGAGGACAAAGCCAAAGCCCTAAAAGGCTACATCGACAAAGAGTCGGCACTCCTCGCATTGGAAGAGTTCTTAGATAAGACCAAGTTGCCAGAACCTGCTTTGGTAGATTCGGGTGGTGGGATACATGCGTACTGGGTGCTGGACCGGGAGTTATCCCGCGAGGAGTGGCAGCCCTTAGCGGATGGGCTGAAAGAGTTGTGTGCCAAAGAGGGTTTACTAATTGACCCCGCCTGTACGGCTGATGCGGCACGGATTCTTCGGGTTCCCAACACCTACAATTTTAAAGAGGAGATACCAAGGCAGGTTCGGCTCCTCTCTCCACCAGACGCTACGTATAGCGTAGACATACTGAAGTCAGTACTTCCCGAGGTGGCGCCTAAACCGCTCATGCCGTTATCGGGTAAAAGGCAAGTCAGTGCTTTGACCAAAGCGTTGATGGGCAATCAAGTATCTTACTTCAAAAACATCATGCTGCGGTCAGCCAAGGGTGAGGGTTGTCAGCAACTTGTTCACATCTACAAAAATCAGCATGATAAATCTCAGGTAGACTACAACCTGTGGCGTGCTGCTCTTTCTATTGCGGAACACTGCGAAGATAGAGATACTGCAATCCATAAGTTATCACAGAAACATCCAGACTATGATCCTACGGAAACAGAAAACAAAGCATCTGATACGAGAGGGGAAGGTAAAGGTCCCTACCTTTGTACTACGTTTTCTGACCATAGACAGGGTGGATGTGAAGGATGCAAACACCTTGGAAAGATTAAAAGCCCTATTGTCCTCGGGCGTGAAATTGCAGAGTCCAAGGAAACCGAGGTTGTAGTTAAGGAAGAACAGCAGGACGGTAAGGTCAGCGAAACAACCTATGAAATACCAGAGTTAGTTGACCCGTACTTCCGTGGCCGTAATGGTGGCATCTACCGCCGAGCCAAAGACGAGGATCAAGTCCTAGTCTATCCGCACGACCTGTTTGTAGTTCAAAGAATCTACGACCCTAACGAGGGCGAAAGCGCATGGATGCGTCTGCACCTGCCAAAAGATGGGGTTAAAAACTTCACGGTAAGCATGGCTGCTTTATCTGGGCCAGACACCATGCGAACAGAACTCTCAAAACGAGGCGTGATCTCTCTTAACTGGAAAGAGATTCAAGCATACATAACCCGATCCGCAAGTGAGTTACAAGTGCAAAAACAAGCCGAAATCGCCCACCATCAGTTTGGATGGACAAAACGTGGCTCCTTTGTCGTAGGGGAAACAGAACTAGAGAATGGCAAGAAGCGTTACGTACCCCCCACAAGTTCTACCTCCGACATGGTGGATTGGTACAACGAGAAGGGCAATATCGAAGAGTGGAAGCGGGTGTTTAATTCGTACAACCGGGAGGGGTTGGAGTTGCAAGCCTTTGCCGCACTAACTGCGTTTGGCGCCCCACTACTACAAGTTGCCACCGC